TTCTATGGGAGCTTATTTTTCGTTTGATAAATTAGATCAGATATAGCAGGGGGTTGACACCCTCTTTTTTTATGCTACAATATAACTATAACCACGATGATCCGTAGTGATTGTCTTATTTGGAGATTACAAATGGCTAAAAAGTTAAGCTGGGATACTCTTAATGTAAATGATTTAATCATGAAACATGAAGATGATCCTTATATAGATTTTCCTCTACTACAACTAGAAACTATTGAGATTGTTAATAAAGTAGATCTCCTCATAACCACAAATTCTGTTAGGGGAATTAAAGATACTGGTGAAGAAAAGAGAGGTGCTCTTAATTGTTCGCTAGAAGGAGGTTGGGATAGGTCATCGTGGCCTATTCCTTATTTGTTTATAGATTCTTGTAAGGAAATATTTGATAGAAGGCACACTAAAAAATCAATTGATGGACATAAGCATATTAAAGTATGTCCTGCTGCTCGTTATATTAGAAAGGATGCTCCTGAGTTAGGATGGTTAAATAATCTACGTAATAGATCTATAATGGAATGTGCAGCAATATATGGAAATATATTCAGTCCTGTTCCAGCAGATACAAAAAATCACCACTTTGTTACAGCAGCTTTAGTTGTTTTAGAGTTAGAATCGAAAAAGGATGCAAGTAGAAAAGAGATCAGAGAGTTGCTTAATTTGATGGGTATACAATCCAGATATGAACATGCTGGAACTATCACTCAAATAGTTAATGAAATTTTTAATTCATTAAATGATTCTAATAGTGTGGCTGGTAAAGTAAGTCATGATACTGATCAGGATGAGATTAATACCTTTATTGAACGTAAGGATAATGATTTCAAAGCACATGATACTGAAGATGAGTTTACCCATCATATAATAAAAACTATTGAAGACAACAATAGTTTTCTTAAAAGGTATGCTGATGATGTCATTAGAAAAACTTTAGAAATTAACAATGAGGGTAAACTAGCTAAGTTTTTGATTGTTAATACAGCAAACAAGCAAGCAAAGAAAATTAAAGGTGCAAGAGAGAGATTCATTACAAATATGATTTACTCTTGGAATCTTCGTAGAGAAAATATTCTTGATCCTATTCCAGAAGATCTATTAAATCTAAAGTCTGAGTTTAGAAAAAATCTACATGAATTAAATGTAGAAATTTGGATTAAAGATCAAATTGAAGGTGAAACAGAACCTTTCTTGGTTGATCTTGAATTAGCAGAGAGTAATTACTCAGGAGAATAAAGGGGGTTGACACCCTCTTTTTTTATGCTATAATATATTTGTTGAATCGACGGGTTCAACGGGGAGTGACTGAATAAACTTTCTGGCATATAGCTGGTTAAGGTGACGAGACACAGGTGGTGCTGCTACTCGCAAGAGTAGAATCGACTTACCAGTCGGGTCTCAGGCAGAGATGTAAAATTTACTACTGTAGTAATGCCCGTCTCTTGTTGGTAATACAGAAATCCAACCTCCCACCCCAATATTTTGGAGTGATATGGAAGCTAAAGAAACTAAAACAACAACTCATGAGATCTTAGATACTCTTTTAAGAATTGAGAAGTTATTAAAGAATATAGCAGATAAACCATGAGATTTAAAGCATTAGTCTTTGTTAGGTTAAGAGGTTCTGTATCTGATGCTGCTGGTAATGCAGTAATGAATAATGTTAAAATGGTTGCCCCTAAACTTCAACCACATTTGTTGAGGATTGGTAAGGCAATTGATTTTTGGTTTGATGCAGAATCTGAAGAGATAGCAAGAGAACAAATGGATCTTCTTTCTGATAGAATGCTTTCCAATACTGTGATAGAAGATTGGGAATATGAATTAGAGGAAACCGAAGAAACTGGTATAGGAAATATATCTAATGACAATGCAGGTACTTCTAAACATGCTTTGTTTGACGCATAAACCGAATAAATAGGTAGGGGATACAACATCCCCTTTTTTAATGCTTTATGGTTAAATAGTAGTGTACGCCTTCGGGGTACACAATTCACACTCGCTTAATAAGGAGAACCATGAACGCATTACAACGCTATCATTCTGCAAATCTTCCAGAATTATTGGATAAGATTTCCAAGAATGGAATTGGGATGGATGACTATCTGGATCGTTTTTTTAATTCAGATTTCCCACAATCAAATTATCCACCATATAATTTAATTCAATTGAATAATCATGAGTCAACACTGGAGATCGCACTTGCAGGGTTTAAGGAAGATCAGTTACAAGTCTTCACGGAGTTTGGAAAACTATTTGTGGAAGGCAGAAAAGAAGAATCGGAAGTTGATGGAACGTTTATCCACAAAGGATTGGCCCAACGAAGTTTTAAACGAGTTTGGACGGTCTCCGACGATACGAAGGTTGGATCAGTCAAGTTTGAAGATGGACTCCTCACCGTACAGTTAAAGAAGATTGTACCAGAACATCATGCTCGTAAATCTTACTTAGGAGGTAATAATCATGAAACTAACTAGTCCTTTCAGCATTATAAAGAATGCTATTAGCGATCTCAAACGAGTTCCTAAAGATAAGAAGCAGAAAGAAAAATCTGTGGTATAATATAAGAGTCAGAGAAATACTGGCTGCGGTTATCCCCTTTGGTAGGTTCAGGATAAGCGGCTATAGGAATCTACCCCAATATTATTTCATTGTATATGCCAGCATTGATTTGTAACTTACCTTCTTATGAGGTATGGGTTAGAAAGGAATATCTCACTGATCATCAAAGTGGTCATGGGGAATATGTAAAGGGCGTTTGGGTATCGGCAAAATCGATACCTGGACGTGCTTTTTATTTTGAAACTTATCTACCAGAATACGCAGCAGTTTACGATAAACTACCTATCAGTGCTTTTCTCTCATCACCAGAGAAACCAGAACCAGATATGGAATTACATAACCTACAGTTTTGGAACTGTATGGATTATGGATTGGTTGTTGTTCAAAAGCAATTCATTGGTTCAATGCATTATGAAATAATGACTCGTGATTATGGTAAACAAACTGGCACATATATTTGTACGCTAGATAATTATCATCAAGACCCTGATCTAATAGATTATTCTACGAGTGAGAATCCTGGTGAACATAAATCTCATAACTTAATTGAATTGGATAATGGGCAGTTTGCTTTGTATCCTAATAATAGAATGAGAATCTATGACAATAGTTTGACTCCTGAGACACCAAAAACTCCTGACTTTAAAGTATCAACAGTTTATTATCAAGTTGAGAATGGTCACGATAGAGATGGATTAGGATCAGAAGATAATTATTTTTGGAAAACATCGAAGGAGAGAGATGGCGAATCGGAATTGGGATGATCCCCTTGATTTTAAAGAAGAGGGTATTGTATTAGATTATAAAACTGCTGGTGTTGATATAGATGCTGGTAATAAGTTTGTAGAAGATCTTAAAACTAAAGTTCCTAACCTTGGTGGGTTTGGTGGAATGATAAAGGTTCCTTCAGGGTATGAGGAACCTATTTTGGTGTCTGGAACTGATGGTGTAGGAACTAAGATTGATATTGCACAAGCTGCTAATGACTATACAACTATTGGTATAGATCTTGTTGCGATGTGTGTGAATGATATAATCACCTGTGGTGCTAAACCATTATACTTCTTAGATTATATTTCTACTCAGAAGTTAGATGATAAGATACCTGATATTATGACAGGTATTATTAAAGGGTGTGAGATAGCAGGTATGGATCTCTTAGGTGGAGAAACTGCTGAACATCCTCAGTATCAGATGAAGATTGACCTTGCTGGATTTTGTACTGGTATAGTAGAGAAGAAAAATATTATTGATGGTTCTGCTATAAAACCAAGTGATAGAATTATTGGATTAGCAAGTAGTGGTGTTCATAGTAATGGATACAGTATTATTAATTATTTGGCACGTAGACTTAAGTTAAATTATTGTAATTATCCTGAGTTACTTACACCAACAACCATCTATGCTCCTGTTGTAGAACGCCTTTTAAAGGAGGTAGAAGAGATTTATGGTATGTCACATATAACTGGAGGAGGTATTCCTGAGAACCTTCCTAGATGCCTTCCAAAGGGACTTAAAGCACACGTTGATTGGAATGCTTGGAGTGTTCCAGAGATCTTCTTAGAGATCCAAAGACAGGGTAATATGGATGAGTTGGAGATGAGAAGAGTATTTAATCTTGGTATTGGATATTGTGTAATTGTTCCTGATAATAGGAAGGAACTTACTATGGATATTATTAGGGATGAAGGTATAGAGTGTTGGGAGATAGGGGAAGTATATGAGGCAACTTGTTAATGGCACACGTTTGTATTCATACTGGACCACATGATTCTGCTGTGGCATTAGTGCAAGATGATAAAGTTATGCTTATCATTGAGGAGAGACTTGGTCATAGAAAGCATGCTTGTCCACCTGTACAAGCTGTATTTGATATTCGTAAATGGTGTAAAACTATAGAGGATATTTCCTTTTCAAATTTATGTTATCAATTTACTGATTTTGGATTTATCAAATCATATCTTGATGAAATATCAGGTATACGAACATCTAAACAAGAAGTAAGTATTCATGCAGATCATCATCTATTACACGCAAGAGGTGCATTTTCACATTCTGGATTTGATGATGCTACAGTTATAGTGATTGATGGTGCAGGTAATTTATATACTTATGGAAAAGAGAATCAAACAATCTACGATATTGATAAGAAGCAATCACCTGTTTGTATAACTTTAGAAAAAAATATTGTAGGACTTGGATCTACTGTTGTTGATATTAGAGATAATGATATACCATCTTGGGTTAATTTGAAAAGTAATATTGGAGCAGGATTTGTTTATACCGCTATTACAGAATGGTTAGGTTTTGATGGATTAGAATGTGGGAAAACATTAGGTCTTTCTGCATATGGAAAAGATGTTGAAAATATACCAGAATTTATTTCTACTGAATATTTTGGTAATAAAAGTTGTATCTTGAATAGTCAGGGTTATTCTGCAGAAGAAGATGAGAAAAAAAATGCTAAGTATGGTGATGTTAGGATTCAAGCAAGGACTCCTGAAAACTTTTTTGCTGATAAATCTTTTACATATCTTTTTGGTTCTTGTAGTGCAAGAGTTATAAATTTAAAATCAATACCTAAAACAACAGAAAATAGACATAATGTTGCTTGGAGAATTCAAGATGATTATGAAAAATATTTAATTTCTGCTTGTAAAAGAGCATTGTCTATGGGTAAGAGTAAAAATTTAATATTAACTGGTGGATGTGCTTTAAATTGTGTTGCTAATTATAAGTTATTGAAATCTTTACCTAAAGATGTAAATCTTTATGTTGAACCTGTTTGTGATGATTCTGGTGTTACTTTAGGTGGTGCTTATAATGCTTATGATCCACATACTAAGGTTGATTTTAAATTAAAAACTTTATATCTCGGAAGACCACTACAATATGATTATGAATTGAAAGATTATGAGGATGAGTATGAAGCAGCTCCAAAGGATATTGCTAAACTAATATCTAATCAAAATATAGTTGCTATTGTTCAAGGTAGAAGTGAAATAGGTCCAAGAGCACTTGGAAATAGATCTATGTTATTTGATCCTAGAGTGAAGGATGGTAAGGATATAGTGAATAGGGTAAAGAAAAGAGAATATTTCAGACCTTTTGCTGGAACTGTTCTTTTGGAACACGCTAGGGATTGGTTTGATATGGATAGGTTGGAAGAGAGTCCTTTTATGATGTATGCTGTTGATGTATTGCCTGAGAAAAGGGATCTAATACCATCAATAGTTCATGTAGATGGAACCTGTAGAATACAGACGGTTACTAGAGAACAGAATAAACATTACTATGATTTGATTTCTGAGTTCTATAAATTAACTGGAGTTCCTATTCTTTTTAATACTTCATTTAATATCGCTGGTGATACTATGGTAGATACTATTCAAGATGGTCTTTGGACTTTAAGAAATAGTGAAATAAAATATATGTATCTTCCAGAAAAAGAAACCTTGATTAGTAGTAAAAATGTGTTATAATAAAAGAAAAATTCTATGGCAATAAAATTAACTCTTTTAAAATCAGGAGAACTTCTGATTTCAGATGCAAAAGAATTGGCAGCTAATGAAAATACTGTAGAACCATATGCATATCTTTTAGATCATCCACATGCAGTATTAACCAGCCCTAAAGAGAACGAGAATGGGCAAATAGATGTTATGTTTAGACCTTGGATAATTATTTCTAAAGATACTCAGGTTGTTATTCCTACAGATTGGGTTGTAACAATAGTTGATCCCATAGATAGTATTCGGGAAATGTATTTGGAAAAAAGCAAAACATTCAAAGAAGCAAAATTTGAGGCAAAGAAAAATGGCGATTAAATGTGTATTACTTGATGCGAACAATACTCTTATTACTGAAGTTATAGAGGTAATGGCAGAACCTGGTGAACCAGATTGTAAGTTCATAAACCCATATCTATTCAATTCTTTAGATAATATGACACCTTGGTTAACAGCTTCCAATCAAACAGAATTTATGCTAAGATCAGAGGACATTCTTACTATTGCCGAACCCACTCAAGAGGTAATTGATAGGTATACTGAACTCACTACATAATGCGATTTTATACAAACGTTCAAATGGTTGGAGACAACTTCTTGGTTCGTGGTTATGAAGATGGAAAACACTTTGCAACCCGTGAGAAGTTTTACCCAACTCTTTTTGTCGATTCAAAAAAGAAGACGAAATATAAAACATTAGAGGGTGAATATGTAGAAGCAATTGAACCAGGCACTGTTCGTGAGAGTAGGGATTTTATAAAGAGATATAGTGATGTAGAAAATTTTAATGTTTATGGGAATGAGAGATTTATATATCAGTATATTTCTGAGAAGTATCCAGAACAGGAATTAAAGTTTGATATTCAAAAGATTAAATTAGTTACACTTGATATTGAGGTTAAGTCTGAACAAGGATTCCCTGATGTAGAATCTGCTGCAGAAGAAATACTTCTTATATCAATACAGGATTATAATACAAAGCAGATTAT